GAGGGTTACTGGTAATGTCAACAATGATTGATAAAAGAACATTTGATGAGCTTGTAGCTAACACTACTAAGTACCTACAGGATCACTCTATGCAGATTGCCAGATTAGAAAGGCAGGTGAGGGAGCTTAATGAACGGCTCACACACATGGAAAACAGAAAGAAGCCCGGACCTAAGCCAAAGGCACAAGCCGCATGATCTCAGAGAAAGAAGAAGAAGCCGCCCGTGACCTGTTTAACATGCCGGGGTGGCAAGATCTGATGGATCAGATTGAAGATCAGATTGAGCTTTGCAACATAGATGCTTGCAACAGCCTTGAAGACCTTTACTTCAACAAAGGGAGGCTAGCTGTGCTCAGGATGTTTAGCAACTACGAGCACTACGTAAAGAATATTAATGGTCAGGACCAGGATGTACCTGATGTTTATCAGTGAAGTTTTGTCTATGGCTAGCAAAATATTAGTAACAGATTTGCCCCATCCGGTGGCAAAAGCAGGGGAACCCCTGGGACACCCCTCTGCTCAACAGTCCGACACCCCTTTTAAGGAACGGAGATAAGCATGGCAACAATTATTGACGAAGGGCAACAAGCCGAAATGGAACTTCAAGAGGGCGAGACCCTTGGCAACATTGAGGAGGACACCCCTGTTCAAGAAATTGAAGAGGAACCTTCCGAGGCCGAGCAAGAGCCTGCTGAAGACACCCCTGCCAGTAAGTATTCAGGCAAATCCCATGAGGAGATGGTTGCAATACTTGAAGAACGGGAGCGAATGATTGGTCAGCAAAGCAATGAGCTGGGCAATATGCGTTCTACGTTTGAGGCCATGGCTAAACAAGCCCAGTCTGTTCCAGCACAACCGGAACCAGAGCCAGAGGAGGCAGATTTCTTTGTTGATCCACAGAAAGCAGTTGATTCTAGGATCAATAATCACCCTGCCTTGCGGGAAGCCCGTGAAATGGCCCAGAAATTGGCCTATGCACAGGGTCTAACCACTCTACATCAGCGCCATCCTGACTTAGAAGCTGTCGTTGGAAGCCCAGAGTTCCAGAAATGGATTGAATCTAGCCCCGCTAGGCTCAGGCGCTACCAATATGCTGACCAATCAGGTGATGTTGATGAGGCAGATGATCTTATTTCTACCTTTAAGCAGTTAAATAAGACCATTGCTACTGCCAAACAGGCGGAAAAAACGGCTCAAAAGAAAGCTGTGAGGGCGGCGGCTGCCGCTGGTCCTCGCGGTAATGCAGACGCGGCATCGTCAAAACGGGTTTACCGTCGTGCCGACATTCGACAGCTAATGAAAGAGGACTACGACCGCTACGAATCGCTTATGCCGGAGATTATGGCCGCATACGCAGAGGGTCGAGTGCGGGATTGAGTTAGCAAATTTTTCCTAAAAGGAGGCCAAAATGGCTATTGACCAAAGAACCGGATCTGCTGGTAGCTGGGCTACCGGAGATACCGTTAACAACACTAACCACGCTACCTTCATTCCGAAGTTGTGGTCAGACGAGATCATTGCTGAGTACGAGAAGTCTCTCGTAATGAAGCCATTGGTTAAGTCTATGAAGATGGCAGGCAAAAAGGGTGACACTATCAACATCCCTATGCCTGTTCGTGGCTCTGCTAATGCCAAGATTCAGGAATCACAGGTAACTCTGGTTGCTGATACTTCTGGTAACAAGCAGATCTTGATTGACCAGCACTGGGAGTACTCCCGACTGATTGAAGACATTACGTCTGTGCAGGCTTTGGCCTCTATGCGTAAGTTCTACACTCAGGATGCAGGCTATGCACTGGCTCGCCAGGTAGATTCTGACCTGATTGCCTCTGCTCTGGACTGCTGGACTGTTCAAGGTCACGCAACTGAGGACGGACTTGTTGTTCCTGCTGTAGAAGGAGCGGCGTCAGACTTTAACGACCAGACATTCCGAGATGCTATCCAGATCTTGGATGACGCTGATGTGCCTATGGACAGCCGTAAGCTGGTAATCCCGCCTGCGGCCCGTAATCACATCATGGGCATTGATCGCTATGTATCTAGCGACTTTGTAAATGGTCGTGGCGTTGTGAATGGCAAGATTGGTGAGCTATACGGCGTTGACGTATTTGTTTCTACCAACCTGACTGCTAATAACGCTGGCGAGAAGCCCTGCCTGTTGTTCCACACTGATGCTCTGGTCATTGCTGAGCAGATGGGTGTGCGTACACAGACTCAGTACAAGCAGGAATACCTCGCAGACTTGATGACTGCTGACACTCTGTACGGTGAAGACTGCTACCGACCAGAGAATGGCGTTGTTATCTGGGTTGCGGCGTAAAACTGACGGGCCTCCTCGGAGGCCCATTTCTTTCGGAGTAGAACATGGCTTACAAACCTAACGATTTTGGATACAAAGACTCTCTTCTTTCTGGTGATCCTGAAAAGGTCATCAGAGGTTCTGATTTTGATGTTGAGTTTGAGGCCATTGCAGATGTGCTTAAGGATTTTGAGAAGACTCTTGAGGGTATTGAGGATACTCTTGAGAATACTCCCGGCGCTGGCGGCGGGGCTGTAGAGCCTGACTCTCATGGATTTGAAAATGTAGTCTTTCAAAACCGCGAAGAAGATCAGCAGGTAATCTCTAAGTTTAGCTTTACCTATGAAGATGACAGCTTGATCAACTCAGACGCTGTTTATGAGTGGGCAGAGATTGATGCAAGCAATCAAAGCCTAAAACTTCATGCAAGCGTTCACCCTGACGATAACTATAAGCCATGGCGGTTTGATATTAGAGGCGGGATGAGGGCTGAGTCGCCCATAACAATGTTATCCCCAGCAAGCCACATGAATTTTGGCGCATGGGGGATGGGTCAAGATTGGGTTGATGCTGGTGAGCTCCCAAACTCATACGAGTGGCCTGCTTATGTTAAGTACGATCAAGTCGAAGAAAAATGGTCTATCAAGCCTAACCTTGATATAGAAGGCAACCTAACTATAAATGGCGACATCATTATTGATGGTGGTCAGATAGTTGACCCTGATGGAAACCCTGCTGGTGGCGTTGGCGCAGGTAACAATATTGGTGATGTGCCTAAATGGAATGGCTCAGAGTGGGTTCCTACTTTTTACCAGACCGATGATCTTAATGATGTGCAGAGTGCATCAGCATCAAATGGCCAATTCCTTATTCACAATGGATCTAAGTGGATAGCAGAAGACTTTCACATTGATACAACACTGGTGTTTCAGGGTGCTGTTGATCTGACAGGCCCAGCCCCTGTCGACCCCGCAAATGGCGACCTGTACATAAATGATACAGATGGCATGTGTAATACTTTGTGGGGGCCAATAGGTGGCACGAATGTTGTTGCTGGTAACGTGGTGGGTTTCTCGTCAGCTAAGGATCGCTGGTATCTGCTGGGAGATCTAAATAGCGCGTCAGTTGTTCAGGTACGGCAAGGCGATTGCATTAGGGTTGATGAAACAGACCCAGCCCGTCCTGTTGTTCACGTTGATCAAGCTACTCAAGACAAGATTGATCTGGGTGTTGAAGCTCATAGCTGGGGAAATCATGCTGGAGATATCAACAATCTTCAGGGCCAGATCAATCAAGAGATTACAGACAGAGCAGAAGGCGACAAAACTCTTCAAGACCAGATAGATGACCTAAAAGAACTTGAGGGTGGTGACGTTAGCTCCCTGCAGGGCCAGCTTAACCAAGAGATTCAAGACAGAATAGACGGCGATCAGGCTCTTCAGGATCAGATTGATCAAGAAATTACAGACAGAACAGAAGGCGACAAAGCTCTTCAGGGTCAGATTGATCAAAACAAAACAGACATAAGCAATCTACAAACTAACCTTAACAATCACGAACACAAACTGGATGACCTTAGTGATGTTAATGCTAGTGGCCCAAACCCAGATGACCTGATTGTTTGGACTGGAAGTAACTGGTCTGCTAAGGATTATAGTTTTATCCAGACAGCACTCCGGTTTAATGGCGGCATAGCACCAACAGCGGCGGCTCCTTCTAACCCAGAGGGCGGTGATCTATACGTTTTTGATGCCAACGGAACGGTCAGCGCAAGCTGGACAGGCATTGCTGGAAGGGTAGTTCAGGCCGGTAAGTTTGTAGGCTACGCGGCTGGCACTCATAACAGGTGGTATCTCCTTGGCGACATGGCAGATGTTGGTGTCATGCAGGTTGTAAAGGGTACAGGTATTCTTGTTGATAGCTCCAACCCAGCAAAGCCTGTTGTGGCGGCTGAGTTTGGCACAACGTCTTCTACTGTGGCGAGGGGCAACCACAATCACGATGGCGTATACGAGCCTGTCATCAATCCAAAGCTAACTGCCTTTAACAAGAACTTCGGCACTGGCAATGGAGATGTGGCTAGGGGTGACCACACCCACAGTCAATACCTAACCAGCTTTACTGAGACAGATCCAACCGTACCTCAGCATGTTAAGAACATAACCACTACCAACATTTCTAACTGGAATACGGCGTATGGCTGGGGCAACCATGCTACTCAGGGCTATTTAAAGTCTGGGGATGTACCCGGCACTGACCTGTCTAACTACTACACCAAGACAGAATCGGACAATAAGTACGAGCCAAAGATTGTCACCAAGTATTCTGCTTTCAATAAGAACTTCGGAACCGCCGCTGACACTGTTGCAATGGGCAACCACCTGCACAGTCAGTACGCGGACAAGGGAGATACATACACAAAAGCAGAAATTGACGCGCTACTGGCAGGACTATCAACAGGAGGAGGTGGTGGCATGATTAAGTTAGCACAACAGCCGGGAACGGCTGGGAATTTCACTCTTCAGTTGACCGACCAGACATACAAGACTTCGGTGGAGGTTGGCTCGGGCCTCACAAAAACCCTTATCGTCCCCAATGGGATGGTGTTCTGTTTTCAGCATCTGTTTGGTAAAGGCGGCGGTAGTACCGGTAAGGTGAGGGTTGTTATTGACGGGTTACACATTGACGGAGTTAAGGTTTACCCAGACAACACAGGGTATATTGATTATGACACAACCGGTGGCCCTCTCTGGCCTAGAGATGAGAATCCAGCAATCATCCGCGTGGAGGAAAGGCTAGAGTTCAGGAGCAGTTTGTCTGGTTACACCTCAATCGGTACCTTGTTTCTCGCAGGATTCTTTGCGGAGGCTTAATTGCAAAAGATGTTGAATTAACGGGCGGGGGCGGGGCCGCCAACATATTGTCTCCAGTATGTTGCCTGTCCTCGCCCACTAAAAACGCATAGGAGCGGCACTGTGAGATATATATTAGTTGTTTTGTTGTTAACAGGATGTTCCTCATTTGAGGAAAAGCAGGCTCACAATCAGGCCCAGATAGACATTATCAGGGTGCAGAGAGAGGCCCAGAAAGCTGAGAGGGTGGCAGATGCAGATTCAAAGAAAGCTCTTTATCAAGCACTGGCAGAGGTTGCTAGGGCCAATCCAGAGCAGGCTGGGGCTGTAACTGTGGCACTGGCTGTTCAGGGAATAACGGAGGAGGAAGATGGCGCTACTCCTATTATTGGACTTCAGAAAGCTGAGAATACAGGTCTGGAGATTGCTAAGGTTGTCCTGCCTTCAGTCGTTAACTTGGCTACTGGTCTTGGTGTTGCCGCTATTAATGCCGACGTGGCAAAAACTCAGAGCGATAACGCCGCAAGAATACAGATCAATGACGCTCAGCAGGATGCGAATATCGTTAACGCTGTTGCTGGCCTTGGTCGGACTGCGGTTGAGAATGGCGGCACTTCAATCTCCGTATCAGACAATGGCTATGTAAATACAGGGTCATACACTGATGACAACAGCATATCTGATTCTTATAACACTACTGATAACAGCACTAACAACATAGATAACAGTGTTGATAACTCAGACAACAGCACAATTACAGACACTACCACTACCTATGAAGGTGATGAGTATGTGACGTATGAAGGGCGGGAGATCACCCTTGCTGGATTGTTGGAGTATCTGCAAGGCACTGGTCTGGCGTACAGCCTGACCATTGGCGATACCACTTACACCATTGATGGTGATGGCGATCCTACAGAGATCAACTGCAATGAGCCGCAGTTTTCACCAGCGCCGCCAGAGTGCAGAGGTAACTAAGGAGAAGGGAAATGGCTAGTATATTTTGGGATGAAGGAAGTCAGCAGTGGCTTATGAGGTACGACAGGGGCAACGGAGAGATGGGGATTAAGCCCTTAAGCTACGAGCAGGAGAGATCACGGGCGCGGGAGAGGTCACAGGAACAGACAAAAGCCTCTGCCACAGACTTACTTAACTCTCCCGGCATGATGCAAGAAATAATGGAGAAGATTAGAAGCGGTAATGCTTGGAAGAGTCTGCCCGGATATTTCAATCCTAATAGTGCCCAATGGACACCCAGCAATCAAAATGCGTCTGGTGGTACTGGCCTCTTTCAAGCTAACTATAGGCGATCTCAAGCGCCACTTCCTACTGATGATCCGCGCGAACTTAACGGTAGCATAGGTACCCTTCCTCCGCCGCCAATGATTAATCCCAGAAGTAGAGTGCCGTATGAGAGGGAGAATAGGAATGACGCCATTCCACCGGTCCCTCGTCAATACGAAACTCAGATAAATATAACTGGCAGTGCTCCAGCACGTTATCCTGAACCCGCGCCTCCTCCTGAAGTCTTAGTAGAGGAGTCTAGGGAATTGCCCTACCCACCTTCTGAGGCGGGCTACCCACCTCCTGAGCCTCCTCCAACCATGATTGTTGACTACGGGTATGGGCCAGAGCCTTACCTACCCACTGAGCTTCCCCCCATGGCTGTTGACTATGATTATGGACGAGATCCTAGAAAAATAGTAGATCCCAGAAGAAGAGTTCCGCCGCCATTCCGTATGGTTTCTGGTTACAGGGAAGATCCCAGAAGGGTAGTTGACCCCCGCCAGCGCGTTCAAGGTTCAGGGATGCTTGGTAGTAGGTCAGAGCTTATGAGAGATGCCATTAACAGAGGTCTTCTTGGCAAGCTGGGATTCAGGAGATTCCGAAATTAAATGAGCGCTCTTGACAATCCACTTTCTGCTAGGCACGCACCTAGCCCTCTAGACAGTACTGTGGAATTGCCTCCGGGCATTACCCAGACGGAAGACGGTAGGTATGTAAACGAAAATGGTAGGTATGTAGATCCCACTACCGGAGAGCCGCTTAAGTGGAATCCGCTTATGAGCGGCAATAGCTATATGGACGCTGTTATGGGCCTTAACAGCACTGAAGGCTGGAACAAGATTTATGAGGTTGGTACTGAGAATGGCTTTGACGTACCCAGAACAAACCCCAATCACGATCCTAAATACTTTGTTGGTGATGACGGTCAGTTTTATAACGAAGACGGAGAAAAGGTTTATTACTGGTCGCCATCTGGCGAAGGCGCAGAGGCAGAGCAGTCAGACCGCAAAGCCGCGCTTCGTTATGAAGATGCTGTAAGTGGGAACGGAACCTATGGTGGCAATTACTACACCATGGATGAGATTAAAAAGGGCTGGGACAACGATATGGCCCAGTTCAGGGCCGCTCACCCTAATATGGACTGGGAAACATATCAAGCCTACATAACTGAAAGACAGGGGTTAATTGAATCTGGAGAGATGGGTGATGGCATCATTCCTCTGGAAGACATTTCTAACACTTATGTAGATGCAAGGAACGATCCAGCCGCCGCGTATCAGGGCGATGTAGATTTCTTTCTGGGCAATTACTCTCCCTTGGATGAGCTAGAAAACGAGGCTTACCTTGGCCTCATGGAGAAATACGGAATTAAGACTGGCTACCAAGGTGGCGATGGTAGCGTCTACCAATGGAACGGCTCTAGCTACACTAGGATATGGGAGCAGAAAAAGAAAAATGAGTTTGCCGCAGTAATGGACATAGTGGCGATGACCATGCTTACTGTTGTTGGTGGGCAGGCTTTAGGCGCTGCTTTCCAAGCCGCAGGCATGAGTTCTGCCTCCGCCGCCGCCGCAGGAAAAGCGGTTGTCAATTTAGCCGGTCAGTACATGACTACGGGTGAGTTAGATTTTGGAGACGCGCTTCTTGCCGCCGCGCTCTCCTACGGCGGTTCTGAAATGCAGTCAATGTTAGGAAACTCTGGGGTAATAAGCGACCTAACTTCCAAGGTAGCTGAATTTGGCGACACACTTGCTACTAATGGTGGCGACGTATTAAACGCGGCATTGCGGGCTGGTGGCATGAGCTTGGTCACCCAGCTAGTTACAGAGGGGGAGATTGACTGGAAAGATGCGGCTATAGCGGCGGCTATTGGTGGTGGCACTAAGGCTCTTACTAACTTCTTGTCTGATGTTGGGCAGAGCGGTGCAGAGTCAGAAGTACTGGAGGAGATCAAGGTTACTGCTCAGCACAAGGGGACTTTAGTTGGTGAGGATATGTACCAGCTAGAAGATGGCACTGTTATCTATGCCCCTGCTACTGGTGATACTAGCGTTCTTGGCAATATGACAGACCTTGATCTTAATGGAGATGGTCAGCTAACAGGCAATGACCTGCAAGAAATTCAAGCCAATGACTATGAGTACAAAGACCCCGTTTACGGCTATTACACAGATAACCAAGGCGGTGGCGCTCAAGGTGTTCACGGCTTTAAGGAAGGTAGTACCTACTACATATCGCAGGACGGGGTAGTTCATCAGCGAGATGATGTTAGGTATGTAGATGGTGGGCCAGATGGTACGTATCTTGTAAGGGATGCCAACGGCAACGAATTTTATGTCCGCGATGCAACCTTTACAGGCGAGGGAAGGTTTGTAGACGAGAACGGAAACTACGTTGCGGTTAATGGCTACTACGATGCCAGAACAAATACGGTCTACGACAACATAGAAGACTACACCACGGCTAATGGCATTACAGACAACACCGCCAATCAAACGCAGTGGACATACGGCAATAACCCTAACTGGAGTAATGACCCTGATTATCTAGGGTCTAGGTACGGGCGAAATTCGGACGGCTACATTGTAGAAGATCGTATTTACTGGAGCTTAGAGACAGGGTATTACACCAAGGGTGCCAACGGTGTTGCGGTCCCTATTAACTCAGAAGAAGTCCCGAAAGAGATCAAAGACAAGGTAGCTGAACAGCAAGATAATAAAGGCAGTGCTACAGGGGAAGACAACAAGAGCGAAGACACTGGGGCAGACAACGGCGATATTGCATCAGGAACACTGAGCGGAGGTGATGCTGACGAAACTGGCGGTGATGGCATTTCTGGCCCTTCTGGTGGCTCTTCTACTCCGGATGGCAACCAAGATTCTACTGGCTCGCCTAGCTCTACTGACATTATCGGTGCTGAGGGCGGGGGAGGTTATACTGGCGGATTCCCTGATTTTAGCTCTATGACTGCCGCACAGATATCTGCTTGGCTGGCGGCTAATGGTTATGGCGCTCCCGGCGGTGGTACGCCAAACACAACCACTGACCCCAGCGACACAGATACCGACACTGACCCCAACACAAATACAAATAACGGCAACAATGATGGTGTTGGTGGAGATACTACTGGCGCTGGCGGAGATACTACTGGCGACGGTGGAGGCAGTGATACTGACGGCTCTGGCGGTGGTGGTGATACCGAAGGCGGTACTGGCGGCGACGATACAGGTGGCGATGAGACCAGTGGTGGCGGTGGAAACAGCACTGATGACGAAGGCGGTGGTGGCACTACTGATATCAATGGCGGTGGTACTGGTGACGGATCTGGTGCTGGTGGCGGAGATGGCACTGGCACAGGCGGAGAAGGTGACGGTATTGGCGGCGGTGATGACGGCGATGGTACTGGTGCAGGGGCTGGCGAAGACGGCGGTATTGGAGATGGCGAAGGCATTGATGATGGCTCTGGAGGCGGATCAGGCGGAGGTACTGGCGGAGGTACTGATGGCAAGGACGGCGGCACTGGCGGAGGTTCTGGCGGTGGCGGTGAGGGAGGCGGAGGCCTTGGCGGAAAAGGCGGGATGCTTAGCGGAATGGGCAACAGAGGCGATTACAAGCCAGTTTGGGGTGATCTGTTTCCACAGCCCCAGATAAGACGTCACACTCCTTATCAGATGATTACAAACAGTCTTTTTGCAGATCTTATGCACGATATAGGGAAGCGCAGATGACATATTTAGAGTTAGTAAATGGTGTGCTTACTCGGCTGAGGGAGCCTCTTGCTATTACTACAAAGCAAAAGGAAGACCCTGTTATCAACTTGGCTAAGGACTTTGTTAACGATGCCAAGCGCCATGTTGAGATGGCTCACAGGTGGAACGCCACACGCAAGCAGTGGGTGTTTAGTACGTTTAAAGGGCAGGCTAATTACATACTGCCGTCCACCTCTTCTGGGTGCATAATTAGCAAAGTAATGCTAGACGGGAATGATCTTGAGCAGTGGGATCTCAGGTCTGTTATTGGCAATCCAAAAGAAGGCGCTCCATACAGGTATGCCTTTGATGGCACGGATAACGAGGGGAACCTTTCTATCCGGTTTGACAAAATCCCTGATGGTACATACACGGCTGATGTCCTTGGCTGGAGGAGCCTGCCAGATCTTAAGGATGATGATGATTACTTAAGGATTCCTGCTCAGCCTGTTCTTTACTACGCCCTTGCTTTAGCGGCTAGAGAGAGGGGAGAGGTTGGAGGCCAGACAGCGGCAGAGCTTTTTGGCATGGCTCAGCAATATATTTCTGACGCCATTGCGATAGATGCAAACCATAGTCCAACTGAATTTATGTGGGTAGTAGTCTAATGGCACAGGCTCTACAACAGGTATCTCTCAATGGGATGGGCTTTCAGGGGCTTAACACAGAGCTATCCCCTATTAACTCTACTCCTGAATTTGCCTTGGTTGCTGACAATCTGGTGATAGATGAGGTTGGCAGGCTAGGTAGCAGAGAGGCATTCAAAGATCTTGTATCAGCCATGCAGGTAGGCCCTGATAACTTCCTAGATATTACGGCTATTCACTCATGGTACGGCGGGGGGTTAGATCCTTACCCAGTCCTTGTTTATCTGGAAAGTCAATACAAGCCAGAAGTCGCTGAGATGAAGCAAGATAGGGAGTGGACAGATCCGTTAGACATCAGGATTAACGGGCCAGATCCAACCAAGCCGCATGTTTATGGGGTGGCTTACTGCAAGAGATATGAGATGTTGCAAGCCGACATCCCTGATGACGTAGATACAACAAAGCTAGACACAGCACTCTTTGTCAACTTCAAGGAAGAGTTGCTGTTGTTCAGCGCAGGAAACCCCCCTCTTAAATATGATGGCAAGGGTGGCTTTACAAAGCTATCTGACATGCCTGACTACACACCACCACAGGATGTTAATGACAATGTTATTGCCGCAGAGCTTAATGGAGATGTTGCTTGTTCTGCTTATGGTCGCCTATGGGTTAGCGGAGTTAACGGTGATTATCAGACTATTTACTACTCTTCTCTTCTTAGAGAGGACAAATGGTATGACCCTGACTTGGATACCGGGTTCAATGATGGCGGCTACATTAATGTCCAAGAGTATTGGCCCGTTGAAACTGATTACATTGTTAACATTCATGCTCATAACGGGTTTCTTCTTGTCTTTGGTCGCCGCTCACTTCTGATCTATGCCAATGCTGATAAGGGAGATCCTGCTAATGACGCTACTGGCTTTGGCTTACAAGATGCCATCAGCAATGTTGGCTTGGTTGAAAGAGATGCTGTCTGCAATACAGGCACAGACGTCCTCTTTGTTGATGATACTGGCTTACGCGCTTTAGGCAGAGTTATTCAGGAGAAATCTAACCCTATTAGTGTTGCTAGCTCTAACGTCAAGACTGACTTTATCAGAGCTATTGGGGTGGAGAAGAAAAGCACTGAGCTTACTAGTGGTATAAGGCTACACTACAACCCTCATAGGTCTCTGGCTGTTTGTCTATTTAGGACCACTCATACAGCGTATGCCTTCTCTACTACTAGGCCATCAAGTTCTGGTGGATTGATGACTACGTTCTGGACGGACTGCCACTTCAACTGTATGCACGCCGTTGAGGATGATAGGACGGGCGCTTTCTGGCTTGGTGGCAAGCAAAGCCGTGGACTCTTAGAGTACAAAGGGTACGAATCTCAGGAGACCTATACTGCTAAGTTTGAATCATCTGTTGTTAAGCAAACGCCGGCTAATTTACAAACAGTCATCCCTCGCTCTATTGTTTACCTGTTGCACTCTCAGCCTGTTCTTGCTGAGTGCTGGGCTTTGTGGGGGTTTGGAGCAAGGATGAGATATCGTCGTGCTTTTAAGCTGAATGTCGTTGGCACCACTGAATACAATGTTGCTCAGTACGGAATAGATGAGTATATAGGCGGCGATAAAAGTGTCTGGAGAAACAAGATTAACACTATGGGATCTGGTGAGCTTATGAGAGTTGGGCTAGAGGTTGAGATTAACGGCTGGTTTATAGGCTTACAGGATATAGCGGTTAACTATTCCGCTGGGAGGATGTACGCATGAGTTTAGTAAACACCATTGGCGCTGGCCTTGGCATATTTGGTGCCATTGATGCCGCAAATGACATCTCAGATCTTGGCTCCACTATTCAAACCCAGCTAGCGGACGCTGGACAAGACGCCGTTGAGAACTCTGCCTTTCAGGGCTATGGCGTTTCGTCTGGCCTTGGTACCTCCACTGTTTCGGGAAGCGGCGCTACCAGCCTTGGCGTTGGCCCTAATGGATCCTTGCAGGGCAATGCTCAAAACCTGCTAGGCATGGCTCAAAATTACCTTTCAGGCAATGGCGGTCAGACTGCCATGGATTTTAATGCCATGGCTGGGAACTATGCTAATCAAGCGGCAGGGATAAATCCTAACCACGGTGCGTTTGGTGAGGGTGCTAATCAGGCTATGAACATGGCACTGGCTGACCCTTCTCAGCGGCAGGGTGAGATCTTCAATCAGTTGATGGCTATTCAAAACCCAGAGCTTAACCGCCAGCAGGCGGCTCAGATGGCTCAGGAACACGCTATGGGGCGTGGGGGTATAGCAGGTAGCCAGTATGGTGGAACGTCTGGTGATGCGGCAATGGCGATGGCTAGAGCGCAGGCTGGTAATCAGGCGGCTGTTAATGCTATGCAACAGGCTGATGCTGAGCGTGGTATGTTTGGTCAGATGGCGGCTCAGTTTGGTCAGAACGCCAATCAGAACTACGGACTCATGGCTGACAGGGAGAATGCTCTTGGTCAGTTGGGCGCGACATATGGCGGTCTGGGTAATCAGGCTCAGGCGACTCAAGCTCAGATGGCTCAGATAGCAGGACAGCTTGGTATAGATCAGGAGAAGCTGTCTTATCTGCCGATGGAAATGCAGATGAAGTTGATGCAGGTAGCTCAGAATAATGCAGGCATGGCACAGACAGGACAGCTAACAGGTCAGGATTACCTGATGCAGATGATGCTTGGCGGTGCAAATGCTCAAATCAATGCTGAAAAGGTAGCCTCTGAATTGCAGGGCAACCTGTATGCGGCTCTTCTCAATAACCTTGGTGGAGCTACTGGAGCGGATGGTTCCGGCCTGAGTGGAATCCTTGGGGCATTAGGTACTGATATTTGGAATATCCTTGGCGGGGGAGGACAATAATGTTTAGGGGCGGCACATCTCAAGCTAGCAATCTGACTGGACTGCTAACCTCTATGGGCAACACCATTGGACAGATGGGTGGTGCTGGTGAGGCATACATTGATAGCTTCAAAAGGCAGATGGCTCCTGATGTTGATATGAACGACTCAGCCAGCCTGTTTTCTTATGCTCAATGGGCTAGACGTAATGGCTATGAGGATGAGGCTAGGCAGTATCTAGCCTTGGGCTATCAACGCGAAGCCGCAGAGGAGGAAAAAGAATATAACACCTATGTTGCCTCAAACACCGAGAAGCTAAGGGGCTTCAATACCAGCATTGCCAATCTTGAGAAAGCTGTAGCAGACGGAGATCCTAATGCTCAACGTGCTTTAGATCGGGTTAAATCTGCCCGAGATCAGCACATTGGTGCTATGAACGAGTACGGCAATAACAGTGATTACGGCGATGGCAGTGAGGGCGGCAAAGCAGAGCGTGCCTTAATTAAAGAGACTATTGCGGCTAATGACGCCACGCTAAAAAAACAGAAGCTGATTCTTGAGATAGGGAATATGCAGGCAGAGCTTGAAGATTTTATCGCAGAAGGCGAGCCTATAGACCTATCTCTAATCCCCCCTAATCTCAGGGAAAAGTATCAAGCCCAGTTAAAGCAGGCGGAGCAAGATCCTAGAGGTTCGAAAACGGCTATTCGTAGAATCAATGAAGTATTCCGGGAGCCATCAAAAGACTACATTGCTGGTCTTGCTAAGGGAGATCAGGGTACTAAGGTCTTACTTGCTGAAGCCCAGAAGAGCCTGCGTGATCTTGACTCGGATCTTGCTGACTTCTTTTCTGATACGGATAACACCGAAGTGCTTAAGATGGTTAGGCAGGCGGCTGAGGATGAGCTTCTTAGTAACCCTAATTATCGGCTTATGAGCAAGCCTGAGCAGAAGGTTGAGGCAAGAGCGGTGTTTACTCGACTGCTTAGAGCAGAGAGCGAAGAGTTTGATCGTGAGTACAAGAATGCTTATCGAACCGCACAGGGCGGCAAGAACTCTGCCGACCAGACTGCTGAGGATATTGAGCGGCGCTATGACGCAGGTATGGAGCCGGGTGGCGACCAGTACAAGGCCGCGTTAGCGAACGCGCAGAAGGCTAAAGGCGAGAGCTTTGATCGGCAGGCGTTTGATGCCGCATGGGATCGTAGATTCTACAATCCGTTTGGCTCTGTCACTATGCCTGCTCCTATTTACTAGAAAAGAATCACGAGGCTCCGCGCTACTTCAGATTAAGAAGGCGATAATGGCAACCAGCGATAACAGCGATACTCGTTTAAGCACAGAGATTAATAACCGTGATGCTTCCATTGATCTCTCCCGTGTTGAGCCTATATTTGACATCATTAATAGAGCGGAAAGCTATGGAAATTTACCGCTAGTTAATCCCTATGGGATCTGGCACGGAAGCCCCTTTGATGCTGGGCTAGAAAGCATGACCATCAAGGAGGTGATGAAGGCTCAGAAAGCAAGGCAAGAAGATGGCAAAAGCACTCCTGCTGGCAAGTACCAGATCTTAGATGACACCCTTGAATGGCTTGTTAAGCACTCAAAGTATAAAGACCGGTTTGATCTTGATGATAAGTTTGACAAGGACACTCAAGATCAGCTTGCTTACGCATTGCTTGAGCATCGTGGGCTTAATGAGTTTCTTCTTGGTGAGCCGGGAGCCTTTGAGAAATTTAAGAAGGGTCTTGCAACAGAATGGGCTGGGCTTCCAGATGAAACTGGAGAATCTTACTGGCAAGGAGTTGGTTTAAACAAGGCCAACGCCACGATAAGCGAGCTAGATGAGGCTTTACTGGCGACAGTTAAAGAGCCTGAGCAAGCTGAAGCTCCACAGCGGTACGCTGATTTAAACAGACCTGAGAAGCGCCCTAGCAACCCTGCTGTAGAGCTAGGCAATCTAAACATTGAGGACTACGACCCCGAGCCAGTCCCTCTTGGCGTTAGTGACTTTGATTTTGATAGAGCCAATAGAGGAATGCTGTCTGAGATTGACGTACCGCAAAGACGTAAGGTTCCCGAAGAAGCGTTAGCCAAGGTGTCAGCCCCAGATAGGGATATGGTTCCTACTGAAGCGCTGGGTCCAATATCAGTTCCACCAAGGGATAGAGTTCCTGAAGAGGCTCTTGCCAAAATATCTGTGCCTAATCGCGGGGGGCGCTTTCCTGAAGTATCTGTACCGGAAAGAAGCAGGGTTCCAGAGGAGGCGCTTGCTCCTATCAAGCCTACTCAGCGTGGGCAGGTTCCCATACCACAACCAAAGCCACCAGCCCCAGACCCGGAGTCAGAGCCAAGATTAGAGTCAGAGCTAGCCTCGACTCAAATGGATATTCAAGAGGCTGAAGAGTCTCCTGTAAAGATTGAGCCGTCTAAAGTTGAAAGCACCTTTGAGCGTGATGTTGTACCTGAAAAGGTAGAGCGCATCTCTGAGTCATACGATGAGTTCTTGCCTACTGCTGAGGAGATTAAAGAGAATCGTGCGGCTAAGAAAGCGGCGGTTGATAACCGCAAGCTGTATCAGAAGGCCAATGACTACGATGAGTTCCTGCCTGACAGTGAGCTAAGAGATTTTAGTGATAGCTATGTAGGTACAGAGCTACGCCGTGGTGCAAGAACCGTGGCTCAGGGGCTAAGTGCTGGCACAAGTGATGAGCTAGAGGCGGGGCTTAGAGCCTTATTTACTGACACTCCTTATGGTGAAGCGCGCGAAAGCATCATGCGTGATATTCAGGAGCAACGCCTTGTCCGTCCTACTACGGCGCTATTCCAAGATATTGGCGGCGGTCTTCTGAGCGGTGGCGCATTAGTCAGCCAGCTAACTAAGCGTGGAGTTTCAGCCGCCAGAGCAGGCGCACTGGAAGGCGGCTTAATGGGGGCCGGTTACGGCGAGGGCATAGAGGGTAAGGCGCTATCGACAGCAGGCTTTGCCGCATTTGGTGGCACGTTAGGTAAGGCTGTTGACTGGGCTACTACCCCAAGCTCTAAGGCTATGAGGGCTACTCAGCAGGGCGGCAAGACAAAAGCTGATGACGCTATAGACACTGAGGTTGAGCGCCTTACAGAGCGCGCCATGCTTGAGGCTGAAGAGGCAGGCCAGTACCAGTATGTAAAGGCTGGCCCCGCCGGCACTTATCAGCAAAAGCAGTTCTCCTACCTAGAAGAAGCGCCTTATGAGGCGGCTAACAGGAAGCAACGATATAAGGTATTGCGAGTTAAGAAAGACAAGGACGGCAACCCTGTCTTAATGCCCAGCGGCAAGGTTGAATGGGAGATGCAGGATCTTACTTGGCGTAATGCCAAGACTGCTGGTGAGTTCTTTGATGGCATTAAGTTTGGCATGAGGGACTTCTACGATCAGAAGCTAACCCCTGCATCTGATTATGTAATGAGAGAGGTGGCCCCCAGAGTTGGCGCTATCTTCCAGCGTTACAGTGAGACTGCCTTAAGAACCAACACCATTGCATTCAAGACAATAATAGAGCCAATGGAGCCGCTCATCAAAGCCATGGACGAAGACAAAATGTTAAAGGCCATGGTGATGGACTACACCAACATGAACAATTTGCTGGCCCATAACCAGCGTATTGCTCAGGCAAGAAAAGAGATTGGTGACTCAGCTATCCGACTTAGGGGAGAGTTGGAGCAGACAATTACTACGCGTGATGACCTGCTTCGTTACATTGGAGACAATTACGGTCAAGAGCAGGTCGCAAATTTTAAGCGTTACTTAGAGTGGAACAGGATGAAGAAGGCGGAACACGTTGACCGCCTTTCTGGTGACGATGAATTAATTAGAGCCAATGAGGTAGCTGACCACATCCACACTCGCAAGAGAAAGAAGAACCCAGAGGAAGAGCCAGAAGATATCTTAGAAGAAATAAACATGCGCCCGGATGACGCAAAGGAAAGAAGAACCCGCTTGTCTATGGTTGACAATCTTAATGACGTATCCAAGGTGGACAAGGTAGACAGTTACTTCAATCCATTACTGACTGACTTCAGGCGTACATCTAATTACGAAGTATTAAACCAGATGGCTAGGATGTTTAACCTGAAGAAGCCGGGTCAAAGTCCGAACGTCCAGCCCTCTGATGTGTTTGAAGAGTTGTTCCGAACGCTTATATCCAGAGGCATCTCCCCTGAGCAATCTAGGAAGGCAGTCAACGCCATGAAGGATGACTTCATTGGTCAGGCTAAGACGCCACATAACTGGCTCCAGTTCTTTAATAGCTGGGGTTATGCAGGTTCACTTGCCGGTCCCAAGTCTGCGCTCCTTAACCTGCACGATATACCCATGGCGGCTGTCATCTATGGACCCCATAGCCTTAAGGGTGTGTTCAAGAAGATGGGGTACAACGTATCCGACAAGGGCATTGTCCAAAGGGTTGGAGAATTCCAGAACTACGTCAATGAGCAAATGTCTTTAGGCCAGAGAGATCTGGCTAAGCAGATGGCTGACCATGCCAGAAAGGGTACTGACCTGCTGATGAAGTACTCATTCTTTGGGATGGCTGATGAGGTTGGGAAGAACGCCATCACTAGAATGATTATCCAAGATGCTGTGGATAATGTTGATAACCTATCTGCTAAGTGGGGGTTCTATTTCTCCAAGTCAGAGCTAGACACCATAGCTAAGCAGATAAGAAAGCATGGCACTGATGTCCAGTCTTATACCGGCAGGGGTGCGGAGCTAATGGAGGAGCTTTTCTTTGCCGGGCTAGGCCAACAGCAGTTGATCTCCAGTGCTGGGCGTCCTGCCGCTTGGTCACGGAATCCAAACCTTAGATTCATGTGGGCATTGCGTGGCTTCGCTATGAAGCAACAGGCTTTGGCGTACAGGAACATTGTTGACAACATTGCCAGAGGCAACAACAAAGCCGCATGGGATTACATGAAGCGTTATGCCTTGTTCTCTGCTGGATCGTTTGGCCTGTTGAATGAATTCAGACAGTGGTTGTGGGGTGATGGTGAGTTTACTTGGAGCGGTGTAATCATGGGCTTTGCTGACCAGATTGTATCGACTGCCAGCATTAACACCATCGGCCTCAATGATTACCAGTGGGGCAAGATGATGGAAGAGGGCGTGACTATTACATTCATTAAATCGCTTGAGCCTCTTATGACCAGCGTACCTAGAGGCAATCTAGGTGATGTGGTTGACGCACTGGATGGGGAGTTCAAGAACAACAAGGACTTGAACGTAGGGCAGAGGCTGACTTTGCCAGCATCTCAGTTCCCCCTGATTAAACAGTGGAGCAGTGCTGTTAAGAATGTTGAGGAAGATCTTGGACTAAAGCCTAACCCGCTAACCCAGTTCAATAAGGTATACATACAGCAGGAGCAACCTGATGGCTAATAGATACTTCTTTGAAGGCCGCAACACAGGGATTATTGCCAACTCTGCATCTGAGGCAAGAGCCAAGAAGAAGCGGGGCGGGGATAAGATTGTGGCTACTCACCGCAACATCACCCCACCTAAGAATGGTGCATGGGATAGAACTAGGAAGGACGGCAAGAGTCCAGCTAAGTCTAAGCATGGAAAGGGTAGAGGCTATGGACCTCCACGTAGTTAACGCAATGCAATGCCCCAAGTGCGGGGATGATGACTGCACTGAGATATCAGACGTTGACCTGACTGATATGCCTGATGCCTGTGAGCAGGGCTGGTACTGTGCCAGATGTGAGCTTACTTATAGGGTGGTGTATGCCCCGTACAAGTCGGAGCATGTCCCGCCTATTTCTTAGTTCGATATCCTTGCGAATAAAGCTCAATCAATTCCACT